GGTTGTTCTGTGCCCTACGAGGCATGACGCCTCGCCTTCGCCTGTGGGGCGTGGTGGCTACGCTCCATGGTTGATCACCTGCTCGCTCCTTCGCTGCTCAGGTACGCGAGGGAGCAAGTCGATGGGCTCCCCGCACCAGCAGACTGCACCCAACTCGGGCTGCAGCACTGCGAGTTCGGCCATGATGGCGCGCACGACGGTGACGCAGCGTTCGTGACTGAGCATGCGGGGGAGGGTGATCGTCCGGTTGTCAGCGTCGAAGACGCGAGCCTCGGAACGAGACGTGAATCGTACGTGGACGCACATGGATACCCCCGGACTTGCAGGCAAATAGGACCTGTTGCCGAAGGGGGAGGGCATCGGCCGTGCGAACGACCGTACCCCCAGTTGGGGGAATAATCGACCATTGGTGAGCGTGTTGTTGCTCAAACATTACGGTGAGTGAGCGATGTATTTATGCAGAGACTCACGAACCACACGCAGGGTTGTACGGCGCCCGCTACGACTTCGCCGAGCGGCCCTCGTTGGTCTCGTTCCACTCATTCAGCGCGCGTAGCTGCGCCTCCTGCGCGTGCTGCTGCTCCGCCGTAAGGCCCCGGATGAGGTTGAGGATCCGCTCTTCAGCGTCGGGGCCGAGGTCGCCGGGGGTCACCCGGTCGGTCGCCGCGAAGAGCTCCGCCTCGGTGAACTTGGGGAACGCCTTCGCGAGGGCGCGCAGTGCGGCCGGCCGAGGCTTCCGCTTGCGGTTCACCCAGAAGTTCACGGTGGACACGTGCACGTCGATTGCGTCACCGATCTGCTTCTCGGTGACGTTGTACTCCTGCTTCAGCCGCTTGAGGAGCTGGGGAAAGTCCTCGGCGGGGCGGGGTTCGGCGTTGTCCACAGGGCAAGATTCCCGCACCGGTTCTACTTTTTGCAAGCGAAAGTAGAAGCGTGGCGCAAAGCTATTCAGTGCGCGACCTCCCCGTCACGCGCTGTGCTAGCGAGTCATATGACAGCAGCCTAGAACAGACTTTCGACTGACGCACCCCCACGAAGCCACTCGGCGAATCTCGGCGAGACTCGTTGACATCGTTCGACTTCGACTGTAGAAATGTCACATCACCCCGGAAGCGGGGAGACCAACAACACCACCTGGCACGGGGTACACATGCCGAAACTCCACCGCAAGGGCGAAGGCAAGCCACTCAGGGAGGCCATGGAGAGGGCGGGGCTCACGGGTCCTGAACTCGCCGAGGCCACCAAGGAAGTGGATCCGGCCGGACGGGGCATCAGTCCCGCCACCGTCGGACGCCTCGCCGGACGCGGCAAAACCTCTCGCGACCCATGCGAGTGGAAGACCGCCTGGTTCGTCGCCGAAGCACTCCACCGGAAGACGAACGCCCCCCTCCAGGACCTCTTTGCCATGCCCCCACATTCGACTTCGACAATCGAAAGGTCAAGGTCCGATGCCGAAGAAGACTGACCGCCGCGTCCCCCTCCCGGCCGGCCTCATCCCCCTCCTCGACCAGCAGCAGCTGGAGACGTACTACGACGTCTCCGACTGGCAGGTCCTCCAGTGGATCAAGCAGGGGATGCCCGTCGAACCGTTCGCCGGCCGTGGTCGTCGGTTCGACCTCGCCAAGTGCGCCGCGTGGCATGCCGCGAATGCGGCGCCGGACGCGGATCGCAACGTCGCGCAGCTCGCTTCCGCGGGCTGACTGCTCCCCCAAAGAAAGTCGGGGCCGCCCGGACGGCCAGGTCCAGGAAGCCCCTCGGCACACCTCAACAAGTCAGAAAGAAGAGGTCACCGTGACCACATCATCCCAGACCCTCACCTCTGCACCGCTCAGCTTTCGCCAGGCGCAGGACGCCCGCCGGCGTCACGAGCGGGAGTACGAGGTCACGGTCAACATCCTGAACCTGCCGACCGCGCACGTCGCGGTCCAGGCGACGGCCACTGAAGTGCACGTCTTCACGACGGACATGGACGTCCTCGGGGCGTGGCTGTACGAGATGAACGGGACGATCACGAAGGTCGACCTGCCCTCGGGGATCACCGTGTGGACGCTGCGCACGTGGACGCTGGCTGACTCGATCACGAGCGCGGATGCGTGCCCGGTGCTGGTGTCGGTGACGCAGGTGACGGGCGCCCCGGTCATGCACGAGATCGCTGCGGCGGTGGCCCTGTGAGCGCCCCGGTGTCGCATCACCCGCTGGTGGTGAACACGGCGGATGGCTCGTGTTGGACGCGGCGTGCGGTGTCGCGTGACGGGCGTGGTCTGTATGCGCTGGCGGGTTCGGTGGCTGAGGTCCCGGATGAGGTGCTGGTGTCGCTGGCGGACCTCGCGGAGTTGGGGATCGTCGGGTCGGCGTTCGCGCTTCCGATGCCGGTCGGGCCCGTGCCGCGGTCGGAGTTGGACCAGGCGCGCGACGACGTCATGGGGGCGTGCCTGGCTCGCTGGGAAGAGGAGCAGGACAACGCGCGGCTGCGGCTGGCGCTCGCCTCGGCGAAGCGCGGGCGGTCCCAGCTGCGGGCCAAGGTCGCCGAGTTGCTGGCGGAGCGGCACACCACGAACGAGGCGCTTGACGACGCGGTGCAGGCCCTGCGCGCGGACCGAGCCGAGTCCGAGCCGCCGCGTATCCGCAAGCACCACCCCGACTGTGCCGCCGTCGTGCAGGCCGGAGCCCCGTGCACGTGCCCCCCGGATTTCACGGGCGAGGACCCGGACGACCTGGCCGACGAGGACGGGTGCACGTGCCCGGACACGGGCCGTGGCGAGCCGCATGACGTGGACTGCCCGCTGGTGGATGCTCCGGGCCCGTACGACGCGGTCGTTCCTGCGGTGGGCCCGGGCTCTGTGGAGATGCGGGACCTTCGGGCGGCGCTGACTGGGTCGCCGGATGGGATCACGCGGCGGAACGTGCCGTTGCAGGCGTTGCGGGAGGACCCGCACGACAGCCCGCTGCACCACGACTGGCGGCTCGGCCGGGACCTGCCCGAGATGGGCGGTGCCTGATGGCCGAGTCCCTGACCACACCGTCGGGTTGCAAGCACTGCGGTCTCCCGCAGCGCCCGCACGCACAGCGGTGGAAGCCGCCGGTCGGCTGGCACCAGTGGGAGCACCCGACGCAGGAGCAGATCAAGGCGCGGATGCTGGACCGCCGCACGGCCCGCAAGGCAGGAGCCTGATGCACACCACCACCCCGGCCGAATGGACCGCGTTCCTCTCCCTCGGCCTCTCCCTCACCTCGGCCACCGCGACCCCGTACTTCCTGCTCGTCGACGCGGACCACTTCGCGTGGCCGGACTGCCGGCCGCTGCTGGAGTCCCGCACGGCGGACCGGCTGCTCGTCGAGCTGGTCAACGCGAAGGTCACGGTCCGTGAGGCATGCCTGAACGCGGCCGCGCTGATTGTCCTGCTCACCACCAGCCCGAAAGGGGCGCTCCGATGACCAGCTTCTTCGAGCCCGGACACACCTACGCGGCCCGCGTCGGCTGGCCCGGCGGCCGCGAGCGCTTCCGCTTCATCTGCGAGTCCGTCACCACCGACCCGGAGACCGAGGAGCCCCGCGCGATCGGCCAGCACGGCAGGCGCGGCACCTCCGACGGCGAGTGGAACTGGACGCCGAACCCCCGGACGTACGACGACTGGCGCGGTGGCGCCTGGACCGACATCACCGACGAACTGAAGGCGGAGGTCGCCCGATGAACCACTCCTCAAAGCCCGGCCTGTCGTTCAGCCTCGGCGCCACCCACCTCCACAGCGTCCTCCGCGTCGACCAGATCCGCACCGACACCCTCATGACCCTCGTCGCCGGATGGGGCGACGAAGACACCCGAGACGACGTGATCGCCGCCCTCGACGAACTCGCCGCAGTCGTCACCGGGGTGGCCCGCGAAGGCGAGTTGGACGCGGCGATCGAGCAGGTCGAGGACGTTGCCGGGATGGATACGGCGCAGGTCGAGGTCCGGATGTCGGATGTGCGTCGGCTGCTGGCCGAGCTCGGCGAGGTGGCCCGGGTTCTGTTCCGGTTCGGGTCAAAGGGCGCGAGCGAGATCAAGCACCCGTCGACGCGGAAGACGCGCGTACACCTCGCGAAGGACGCGCTTCAGGAGAAGTCCGACAGGCGGTGGACCGCATGAGTACCGCCATCGAACGCGCCCTCGCTGAACTGCGGGCGGTCCCCATGCGGGAGGCCGCACCCGTCGAGGAGTCCCGCGTCTGCTCTCACGGCTGCTCGGGTGACCAGAACGGCTATGCCTGGCATCAGCGCACGGGGAACCTGCCTGCCTGCGTTCCAGCCCTTCTGGCATGGCGGATCTACTACCGGGAGTACTACCGGGCGCGTGCCGCGCGACGCCGGGCCGGGGGTGCCGCGTGAGCGCCCGCCGTCAGATCATCGCCGCCCTGTCCGAGGACAGCCTCAGCGGAATCGCCACCCTGCACGACGTCGCCCACGCGGAGCAGCTGGTCGACGCCCACCGCACCGAGGTGATCGCCAAGGCCATTGGCCGTCTCCGTGCCATCCCCGTCACCTGCACCGCCCTCACCGGGCCCGTCTGGTACGGCGACGGCTGGAACAGCGCGATCACCCAGTTGGAAGAGATCGCCGACTGCCAGACCCCGGACGACGAGGCGTACCCCGGAGAGTTGCAGCGGCTGCGGGCGCTGGTCCTCGGACTCCGGGTCGCGGCCCTCCGCAAGGGCGACCTGGCGCAAGTGCAGTGGCTCCTGACTGACCACGAGGAGACCCGGGAGAAGGCCACCGCTCCGGCGGCGACGGCCACTCCCGCCGGGCCCACGGGCCGCGTCGCTCAACTCCTCGACGCAATCCGCACCGCACGCGGCCGCTGGACCACCGTCACCGCCTTCCGCTTCTACCGCGACCACATCCGCGACCTCGACCACCTGCCGAACACGCAGTGCCGCGCCGTCGCCCGCGGAGACCTCCGCGACCTCGCGGCCTGGGGCCACCTGCTCCGGCACGAGGAGCCGGGCCGCCAGTACTACACGCTCAAAACCCGGAAGGACGGCCGCCCGTGAGCGCCCGCACCGACATCCTCGACGCCCTCCAGCGCGCCGGATACAAGCACCGCGAGGCCGTCAGCCTGCTGGAGGCCGCCGACAAGGAACCCCAAACCCCCACTGGGCTGGGCGACCCCGAGTTCCCCACCACCCTCGACGGCGGCCACGCCCTGATCGTCGAGTACGGCGACTGCGAGTTCTACGGCAACTGCCAGTGCGGCAAGGCCCTCGGCATGGTCACGCCCGACAAGTTCCGCGACGACGTGTTCGGCAGCAAGTGGGAGCGCCACGTCATGACGGAGGTGGCGGGCTGATGACGACTGCTGCCCCGGCCGGGCCCACCAGCCCGGCCGCCGGCCGCCGGGTGACACCGACCGGCCGCCTCATCCTCCCCGCCGACGCCGACCGCGCCGACTGGCTCACCGCCCGCCGCTCCGGACTCGGCTCCAGCGACATCGCCGCAGTCCTCGGCATCAGCCGCTACGGCAACGCCCTCTCCGTCTACCACGACAAGACCGGCGGACTCCCCCTCGAAAGCGACGACAGCGAACCCGCCCTGTGGGGACGGCTCAACGAAGAGACCGTCGCCCGCGAATGGGCCCGCCGCAACCGCTCCGTCGTCTGGCGGGTCGGCCTCGTCCAGAACGTCGACCGGCCGTGGCAGATGTGCACCCTGGACCGCCGCGTCCTGGAATGCCCGCTCGCCGACGGCCGCGAGAAGTGCGCCGTAGAGATCAAGTGCCGCGACAAGATGAAGGCCGGACAGTTCCGGCGCGGCGTCGCGGACGACGTCCTCGTACAGACGCTGTGGCAGGCCGACGTGTGCGGCTACGACCACATCCACGCCGCGGTCCTGATCGGCGGGAACGACTACCGCCAGTACGTGATCCGCGTCGCCGACCACCAGCAGCTCATCGACGACCTGCGCACGGCCGGGGCGAACGCCTGGCAACAGATCGAGGCCCGGCGCCCCCCGGTGCTCGCCGCGGACGCCGACCCGGACGTCCTGCTCGACCTCTACGAGCAGCTCTACCCCAACCGCGCGGGCGCCGTCGACATCACCAGGGACATCGACACACAGGACGCGGTCGCCGACTACCTCGACGCCCACAACGACCTGACCGCCGCCGAGCGCAGGAAGAAAGCAGCGAAGGCCCGCATCCTCTCCGGCCTCGCAGGCGCGGAATCCGCGACCGTCCTGGACCGCACCTACGTGGCGCTCGACGAGCAGTCCCGCGAGTGGACCGACACCAAACGTCTCGCCGAGCGCTGGCCCGACGCCTACGCCGACTGCGTCGAGGACCGCGTCTCCCGCCGCCTGAACATTCCCCGCACTGTCCGTGAGGAGCACAACGCATGAGCACGATCGCTGAGCGGGCAGCCGCAGCAGCCGGCCGCCTCGACGACGACGTGGCCCCGGCCGCCGACCAGGCCCCGGCACCGACGTACACCCCGGCCCCCCTTCAGGACCCCGGCATCGCCGAGCCGGGCCCCGACGGACCGGAGCAGGTACCCGTGTGGGTCGCCTGGTCCCGCGTCATGGGCGAAGTCCGCGGCGTCAACAAGGGCGACTGGTACGGCAAGCCCAACACCAGCGGCAGCTACCAGTTCCGCGGCGTGGACTCTGCGCTCAACGCCTTCGGCCCTGCCTGCCGCCTCCATGGCGTCCTCGTCCTGCCGGTGCACGTCGAGACCGCCTACCGGGACGTGAAGACGTCCGGCGGGAAGCCGTCCCGCGAGTGCACTGCCACCGTCACTTACCGGATCATCGGCCCGACCGGCGACAGCATCGAGGTGCAGTCTGCGGGCGAGTCGATGGACTCGGCAGACAAGGGCACGGCGAAGGCGCTGTCCACGGCGCTCCGTTCGCTTCTCTTCCTCGGCGGCCTCGTCCCGACGAACGACGCCGATCCGGACGCGACGAACGTGGAGCGCGGTGAGGCGCCTGTGCGGTCCGCCGTCCAGTACCTCGACGAGATCACCCACCCGCAGACCAGCGCCGGACGCCTGCGGCAGATCCACTACGAGCTCAAGCAGTCCGGCCAGCTCGGCGCACTGCTGACGAACGAGGTCGGTGACGAAGAGCGGGTCGGCGACATGGTCGTCCGCATCGGCAAGGAGCGCGCCGCAGGGGGTGCCGAGTGACCTGGCACCAGGAGCACATGGCCGCCCTCGACTTCGAGGCGAGCGACAAGGACTCCGACACCGCCCGCATCGTCACCTGCGCCCTGATCCTCGGCGGCGTCGGCCGCACCCCCGACGTCCGCACCTGGCTCCTCAACCCCGGAATCCCCATGGAGCCCGGAGCCATCGCAGTCCACAAAATCACCGACGAGTACGCCGCCAAACACGGCATGCCCGCAGAGCAGGGCGTCGGCGAGATCGCGAAGGCCATCGCTGAAGTCGTCGCCGGCGGGGTCCCGCTGGTCGGGCACAACATCGGTGGCTACGACCTCAACCTCCTCGACCGCGAGTGCCGCCGCCACCTCGGCGACAGCCTCGAAGGCGTCTGCCGCCAGCCGCTGACCCGGGTCATCGACACGATGGTCCTCGACCGGCAATGCGCACCGTTCCGTAGGCGGATCTCCGAAGACCAGGGCCCGTACCAGATGCGGACCACGGCCGAGACGTACGGCCTGGAGTGGGACGAGGAGAAGGCGCACGGCGCGGAGTACGACGCGTTGATGTCGGCGCGGGCCGCGTACCGGATCGGCGTCATCGCGCACACCCCGTACCGCGACCGGCCCGACTGGGTGCAGGCGTTGCGGCCGAACCGCTTCAACTCGGTGCGGGACCTGTCCGTCGAGGAGCTGCACGTGCGGCAGGTCGACTGGTACCGCGAGGACGCCGAGCGCTATCAGGCGTGGCTTCGCAACGAGAAGAAGGCCAAGGACAAGTACGACCCGAAGGCCGTGATCGACAGCTCTTGGCCGCTGCGCCCGGTCGGGGGTGCCGCGTGAACGAGCAGATCGCCATCGGAGCGAGCGCGCTCATGGTCAGCCTCGCCGGACTCACCGCCGTGGCCCGGGTGTGGCCTGCGACCGTCCGCGGCCGGCACCGCGCCCCGCTGCTCCGGCCGGTGGAAGCGCTCGTGCAGGTGACGGTGCGCTGCCGGGCCGAGGGCCGGGACACGGTCCACGCCCGGACGCGCGTCACGGGCGAGCTCATCTGCCGCTCCTGCGGCCACTTCAACACCACCACCGTCAAGGGGGACTGACCGATGGGCTACACCACCCACGTCACCGGCGAGTTCGCCATCGAACCGCCGCTCACATGGAACGAGTTCAAGGACAGCCCGTTCAGCCCGTACCCGCCCGCCGGGGACGACCGGATCGAACTGGTCCTCCGCGTCGACGAGGAGACCGTCGAGACCGACGACGGCCCGCTGATGCGCCGGACCGCGTCCGCGCTCGTCATGAGTGAGATCGACGAGTACCGGGCCCACGGGCTGCTGGACGTCGTACAGAAGGCGGTCGACGCCTTCCCCGGCCACACGTTCACCGGCCGCCTGGAGTGTGAGGGCGAGGAGAACACCGACCTGTGGCGCGTCATCGTCCGCGACGGCCGCGCCCTGAAGATCGTCCCGCGCATCATCTGGCCCGACGAGGACGGTGGCCAGTGACCACGCTGTTCGACCTCGACACCACCACCCCGGCCGCCCCCGCGGCGGCCGGGCCGTGGCCCACCGTCTACGGCCTCGACCTCTCCCTCACCTCCACCGGCATCAGCAACGGCCTCACCGCCGAAGCCCTCATCCCGAAAAACCTCGACGGCCACGCCCGCCTCGAATTCCACCGCCGCAGCGTCCACGAACGCATCCCCGACGAAACCAGCCTCGTCGTCATGGAAGGCCCGGCCATGTCGCTCGGCTACCGGCCCGGCGTCGAAGAGATGACCTACCTCCGCGGCCTCGTCAAGCACGACCTGTGGCGCCGCCGCATCCCCCTCGCGGTCTGCTACCCGCAGCACCGCATCATCTACGCCACCGGTGTCGCCAACCCGGCCAAGGACTACCCGGCGAACAAGCGGAAGACCATCGCGAAGGGCATGGTCCGCGACGCCGTCATCCAGCGGTACGGCGTGCCGTGCGAGGGCCGCGGCAGCTACGACCAGGCCGACAGTGTGATCCTCGCGGCGGTCGGGCTGCACTGGCTGGGCTATCCGCTGGCCGTGGTGCCGGACTCCCACCGTCGCGCGCTGAAGGCTGTGGCGTGGCCGGAGAACGTTCCGGCGGTGGCCCGATGAGCCCTGCACGCCCCAACGCCACCCGCGCCGACATCATCGCGATGCTCCGCGACGGCCACAGCAACAGCCGCATCGTCCGCGAGCTCCGCTGCGACAAGCAGCGCGTCATCCGTATCCGTGCCGAACTCGGTCTGCCCGCCTACGTGCCCGTCGAGCAGACCCGCACCCTCGAAGAGAAGTGGGCTCTGTCTACCCAGCCCGTCGACGGTGGCCATCTGGAATGGACTGGCGAGCGCGTCAACGCCGCAGGCACTCCGGTCATGCGCTACAAGGAGGAGTCCTACAGCCCGGCCGCGATCGCCTTCCGTATCCGGCACGGCCGTGACCCCCAGGGCTACACCATCGCCGACTGCGGCATGCAGCACTGCGTCGCCCCGGACCACGTCGAGGACGAGGCCGGCCGCCGCCGGAACCGCGAGCAGCTCCGGTACCTGATGGGCGGCCGCGAGCGGAAGCCGTTCTGTGTCCACGGCCACAACCAGGCCGAGCACGGCCGGTACGAGGCGGACGGTACGGCGTACTGCGAGGGCTGCAAGGTCGTCCGGAAGCGGGCCGAGCGTCAGGCGGTGGCGTCATGACCCAAGGAACCGCTGGCATCTGGCTGAAGAGGGCTGCCTGCCGCGCTGAGGGCGTGGATCCCGACTGGTTCTACCCCACGAACACCGTCGACGGCATCGGCCAAGCCCGCACGATCTGCGCGGCGTGTCCCGTTCGACGGGAATGCCTCGCCGACTGCATGCGCCATGAGGGCGGTCGGGCCGCGGCATCGCGGTTCGGGGTGTTCGCGGGCCTGTCACCGAGGCAGCGGGCGCGCCTGCACCAGAAACTCCGCGACCGCGCCCGCAGAGGGAAGGCCGCCGCATGACCGGCCGGAAGCGGCGCCGCACCCCGCCGCCGGTCCCGGGCGGCCTCCTCGACTGGACCGACTCCTCGCACTGGTCCTGGACCGCCAAACCCTGCCGCTACT